CTTTAGCAGCATAGATAAATTGAGCGGTGTATTTTTCATCGGTATATTTTTCTTTATATCCCCAAACAATAGCAGCACCATCGGGTTCCAAGCTCATAGACAGAATCTTTTTACTCGGTTCGTTTTCCCATTGAGTTGTTCCGATTTTACCGACATTCGTTTTTTCATTGACGAGTACCAGTCCGCTTTTATCTAAAGTTATACAGTCATTATGCAGATTATCCGCCTCGATGACGAAACCACCTATATAACCTTTAACAGCTCTTAATTCTCCATTGTCATTAACACTGAATGAGCTATTTCCCAAATCTATAGAGCCTTTCTTTATAACCATACTTCCGCCTTTATTCAAATTCCACACGACATTTCCGTCTTGCGACATTAATACACCTGTGCGAACTCTATCGGCACTCATATGACCGACGGTTATACGATTCGCGACAATCGCACCGTCCATAGTTATACCGAGATTTAGCTTATATGGTTTTCCGTTGTTCCAAAAGGTATCGGTTTTATCATCAGTATCGCCTTGAGGAGCATCCTGATCGGCATATTCCGTATAATGACCGAGGCCGTTAACGTTCCATATCCAAAAGTGTTCCGAACGTGTATAGTCCTTACCCGAAGAAACAACTAAAGCCTCTGAATGTTGTCCATTTTGATTATTTGTAATCAATGACACATAACCGTTTGTATTCTCCCTCAGCATTTTATCAGCATTTGCTTGTGCATTCTTTAATATTGTAGAATGCGGTGATTCTATCTCCGAAGACACCGAACTCATTGTTTCAGATAACGAAGATGTACCTGAAGTATTCAAAAGAGTCTTTTCGAGAGTATATTTTGCACTGTCAGGCTTATCAAGCTCTATGCTCAGTTCAGTTACCGTAAACAAGGTATTCATTCCGTGTGGATAAGAAATACATCTTATACGATCAAGAATTTTTACCGGCTCGTTAAAGTTCGACAAATATCGCAAATCGACTGCCGATACTTCAAGCGTCATTTGGTCAAACTGATGTTCTTTGATATAATCTCGCGTCTTCTTTAATAGTTCGATTGAATCCTTTGTCTCGCTGAAATCCGCAACGGCTTCAACTCGTCCGTATATGTCTTTAAGACAATAGAACTCCTCATTTTCGTTCTTCAAGTACACATTCGCATATGTTCCGTCTGTTTCGATCTTAGCGGTAATTGTAGATGTAACCTTATTATCACTATCGATACTGTAATCAAGGAATTCAACCATAACAGTATCTTTCTTATTTGTTTTGGTGTCTACTCGTATCGTAGGAACAGTAACCGAGTTATCCAACGTCTTACTTTCGATAATAATATAACCGTCTTTATCTACTTTGTATTTATAGACTAAATTTCCGTTTTCGTCTTTTTTGTCGGGATAAATGTAAATCAAATTTCCATCTTCATTGTGAGTAAGTTTTCCGTCTTTATCTCGCTCATAATATCCGATTTCTTCTTTATCAACCACATCTCCCTTAGGAATATCAGACAGCGTTACATAAGTATCAAACGCATCTGAATCCTCGGTTGATTCCTGTTCTACGGTTGCACCTCTTGGGATTAAGACCGTTGCCAAATCTGTTAAATCCCAATTCTTTGTAAAATCTAAAAGATTATCTCCGAATCTTATAATTTGCGAGTTCTCATTAAGTTTGTATTCTTCTTTTATCAGACTTATATATTTCTTATCGCCAATTCTTTTTATACAGAGATGACATTCAAAAGCATTGACAACATTTTCGTTTATAGCATCTAATGTCTTTCCGTAATCGGTAACAATTTCTTCTGTAAATGGCTCGTTGTAGTTATAGATATATGCTTCATCAATGTAAAACTTATATCTTTCTTCATCATCGCCATATCGTTTATTATGGTTGTCCAAAACAGAAGTCAGAAAACTTCCGACAGTCGTTCCCTCCGGATACTTTGCTTGCGGTTGAATTGTATCGTTCAAATATGACAGTTCACCCTCACAAGTTAAAGTTCGGTTATTCCAGAAATTCATTTTTTCAGAGAGTATTCTGCCTCTCCATAATTCTTGTTTGTCCCGATATACGATTATTTCAGATGTCATACGTTTCAATATATCATATCCGGCGTTTCCCGGTGGAAGAGTTATTTCCAGAGAGCCTGCGGCATTGTCCTTTAACGTAAGTTTTGGACTGTCTGCTTTTCGGCTCTCTGTAGGAGATACATCACTGTAAATCATAACGCCGTCACCCATTATACTATACATTGATTATAACCTCCCCACTCTAAAATCTATTGAAACATTACCTACTCCTTTAAAATACATTTTATACGGTCTGGTTTGTCCATAGAAAATAAAATCAGGAGCAAATGTTGTTCCGCCTTTAAAATTCATTGTGATGTCAATATCCAAATATGAATTGACAAATCGAATATCTATACCTTTATCCAATTTACCGCAACTGCTTTCAGGGCATCTCAATATTCCGTTATTATAGGTTAATAACTTATGATGAGTCGGACATTTTGGTTTAAATGTTATCGTTGGTGAAATTGGAACACCACCAAAGAAAGTATTCAATGAATCAGAATCCAAAGTATATGGTGGAAATTGCATTTCACTAAATCCATTTTGATTATCTATTTCTATATCAGTACATATGGTATCCCAAGTAACTCCTGTTTCAAAGTTAAACGGATCCCACAGCCAATCAGAAGTAGATGATGATATATTCCATTTAAACGGATTCACATTGTACCCGATTGTTATAACAGACCAAGTATCATCTGACTCCCACGAATCTACTGTAAAACGCCCTTGATAAAACCATGTTGGATCATCGTCCAAAACCGCATATAAGCATTTTCCATGTAAATACTCCATAATTTCCGAATACCTTTGAGCCCAACGATTACGATCATTCGACTCTAAAACAATACGGTTACCGACCTCGTAATCATTCATAACCTTAAATTTAAATGTACCGGTACGGTTATTGTACGTTGGATAACGCGTAAGAGCCTCCGATAAATCCAGAGATCCGTTTCCTCCCGGTACATCTATATAATTCGTCTTTGGTTCGGGTGGAGCAAAGACCGGACGGGATTCGGCTAATATATGCCAATCATCCCATGTATTTTTACAGTCCACTTTTGTATTCTTATCATGCGATTTTAGAATATCGTCAGGACTTTTAAAAAATGTTATCGATTGAATCATATATTACCTCTCCTTTTCATCATTGCTGCTACACCAAGACTTCTGTCCATTTCAGGACTTATTGCGCCGACCAATTCGCCGGTATCCATCACGACTTGTAATTGACTTACTTTATCTACCAAGTCAGACAAATCACTTTTCAAGCCGTCTATTGCATCTACAATCTGACCGTTTGATTGTGTATTCGCATCTGCCAACTTTGATATAGCATCGCCAAACTGATATG